GCCGAAGGCTGTCATGCAACACATCGAAGATCAGATGGACCTCGCAGGAATCAATTACACCGTCTAAGCAAACAAGAGAGAGAGAGAAACATGAAGACCGCAGACATCAAGGTCGAACTTCTGGATTACATGGGCTCGGACTTGACTGTCGCCAATGTGGCCCGAGTGTCCTTCGACAAGAAGAGTGAAGAGTTGAGTGGCAAGGACGTTGGGCTCATCAACTACCTCGCAACCCATGATCACTGGTCACCCTTCGCACATTGCTTCGCACAGTTCCGTATCAAGGCCCCAATCTTCGTTGCTCGCCAACTGGTGAAGCATCAGGTGGGCTTGAGTTGGAATGAGGTGAGCCGTAGGTACGTGGACAGTGAGCCTGAGTTCTATGTGCCCAAGGAACTCCATAGCCGTGCGGATAACGTGAAGCAGGGTTCCGGCGAGGTCCTGGAAGACAGCCGCCTATTCCTCTTCGACGTGCGCAACATCTCTGTGGACGCCCTGAATATCTATAGGACCCTTCTCCGGGAAGGCGTAGCCCCCGAGGAAGCCCGAATGGTCCTCCCGCTTAACACACACACTGAGTGGGTCTGGAGCGGGTCGTTGATGGCCTTCGCCCGAGTTTGTAAGCAGCGTTTGGACCCCCATGCACAACGAGCGTGCCGTGAGGTTGCTGAACAGATCGATGCACGTCTGCGCCACCTGTTCCCTGAATCAATGGCTGCACTTTTGGATAACTGACATGACACGTAAAGCAAAGCTGTTGGTGGACTTCAGTTCCTATGACGGTCCCTCGTGGTCCAAGGGTTCCACTGTGGAAGTCCTCAGGATGGGCGAAGGAATCCTTGGCACGCATTACAGCGTACGGGCTTCCGATCAGACCACGGGCATTGTGTATCCCCACGAAATCAACATTCTTGAGAACGATTAAGACTCACTAATGGAACGAGAAGAAGACAGCCAATTCACACATAAAGAGTCGTGCCCCTCCTGTGGTTCGAGGGACAACCTCGCACGTTATACAGACGGTCATGGCTACTGCTTTGGCTGCTTCTATCACGAACCTGGAGACGGGGCTACATCAACACCTAAAAGGAAGACAGTGGCAGCAAACCTAGATGAATACGTGTCCGCAGAAATCCGTGGACTCCCTGCACGACAGATCAGTGAAGAGACATGCCGGTTCTTTGGTGTCCGTGTGGGCAAGCATAAAGGTGAGTTGTCTCACTTCTATCCGTACTACAAGGACTCTCAGGTTATCGCCTGTAAGGTCCGAGGCCCTGATAAGGCCTTCGCTGTAATCGGTGATGGGCACAAGATGCCGATGTTTGGACAGAACCTTTGGGCCAAGGGTAAGAAGCTCGTGGTGACTGAAGGTGAGATCGACGCTATGACGGTCTCTCAGGTCCAAGGCCATAAGTGGCCGGTGGTGTCACTGCCCAGTGGGGCCCCGAGTGCCAAGAAGGCTATGGCACAACACATGGATTTCTTTGAGGGCTTCGAAGAGATCGTCCTAATGTTTGATATGGACACTGTAGGACAGGATGCAGCCAAGGCTTGCGCTGAACTGTTCCCTCCTGGGAAAGCCAAGATTGCCTCACTGCCCCTGAAGGACCCCAATGAGTGTCTCAAGGAAGGCAAGGGTGCTGATGTCATCCAGGCCATTTGGAATGCAAAGGCGTATAGGCCCGATGGGATCGTTGGTGTATCCGATGTGATCAGCGAGTTGGACCGTGAGGTCACTCATGGGTTGCCTTGGTTCATCCCGAAGTTGTCCGAGGTTACCTATGGACGGCGCTACGGTGAGGTCTACACGATTGGTGCGGGTACTGGTATTGGCAAGACTGACTTCGTTCTTCAGCAAGCAGCGTACGACATCGAAGAACTGAAGCTGAAGGTTGGCCTTGTGTTCCTCGAGCAGCGCCCTGCTGAGACCGTTACCCGTCTTGCAGGAAAGATTGCTGGTCGTAGGTTCCATGTTCCCGATGGTAGCTGGGAGCGTGAGGAGCGCACGAAGGCCGTAGCGGATCTCGAAGGAAAGGTAGTGATGTACGACTCCTTTGGGGAAACCGAGTGGGGCGTAGTGTCCGCGAAGATACGCTTCATGGCCCACGCAGAGGATGTTCGTGTCTTCTATGTTGATAATCTCACGGCCATGGCGGACACCTCGAATGAACGAGAGTCCCTTGAGGCCCTGATGAAAGACGTTGCGGGGCTGGCTAATGAACTCAAGATCGTTGTCCATTTGATCTCTCACCTTAGTACACCTGAGGGGAAGAGTCATGAAGAAGGCGGTGCGGTATCCATCAAGTCCTTCAAGGGCTCACGGTCGATTGGCTTCTGGTCCTTCCTGATGCTAGGGCTTGAACGGAATCAACAAAGCGAAGACCCGGAAGAACGCAACACGACTACCTTGCGGGTACTTAAAGATCGATTTACCGGGGCGGCTACAGGCACCCTAATCAAACTTGGCTACGACCGCACCACTGGACGTCTATACGACCAGGAAGGTGGGTTTGCACCCGAACCTGATGAGGCCGCTTACACCTTTTAAAGAGAGCGTATGAGTAACACGTACCGATACAGCTTCACGTCTACCTGCCCGAATAACGGTGAAGAGATCACGTTCTCACTTGAGGTGCTCTCCGAAGAGATGATCCTCGTGGAAGACATCATCGCAGCGGCAGCACAACACCCTGTCGCGTACCACGAAGAGATCGCTGATGAGTTGTTTGACGAACTCGGTGGTAAGCAAATTCTCTGTGCCCACCACCACGGTGTTGACATTGAGACCCGTAGAGGATTCGCGGTGCCCAGTTGCGGGCGATTAACTCAACGCGTTGTGGTTGGCACCACCGTCTACGAAAAAGGCGTGGAAGCAATTCACGCAATCAAGGCCATTTCAAAATGAAAAACAAGACTGTGTATCTATGCGGGCCTATCAACGGCTGCACGGATGCTGAATGTAACGACTGGCGGTCATACGCTAAGAGCCGCCTTCCTGAAACGCTGGACCCTATGCGCCGCGACTACCGAGGCCGTGAGGCTGACTGTGTTGATGAGATCGTAGAGGGTGACAAGTTCGACATCGCTGACTCCCATGTGATTTTGGCTAACTGCCCTAAGCCTAGCGTGGGTACCAGTATGGAAATCTACATCGCATGGCAGCAAGGGAAGACCGTAGTAACTGTGGCCCAGGCCCCTATCAGCCCTTGGCTTGAGTACCACAGCACCGTGGTGGTCCCCACGATCAAAGAAGCCATCGACTGGCTTGAGGAACATATGTGATTCATTACCACGGTTTACCAATAACGCCCGCTACGGCTGCGGCGGCTGCTATCTCTGGAGGACACGCCTTCGTCTCGTTCCGCCACGCAGACCAACTAACCCTAGCCCTTGAAGTCTGCCAATCGTTCGCTGTTGATAACGGGGCCTTCAGCGCGTGGCGTAGTGGTGAGCCGGTGGAAGACTGGGGCAGGTTCTATGCGTGGGTAGCGGAACTACATCGGTACCCCTCTTTCGACTTTGCTGTGATTCCTGATGTGATCGATGGGGACGAGGCAGCCAATGACGCTCTACTAGAGCAATGGCCTTGGATTGAATCGGCCCCCTGGATCGGAGCCCCTGTGTGGCACATGCACGAAAGCCTTGAGAGACTCGAAAGGCTATCTATGCGGTTCCCTCGGGTTTGCTTGGGAAGTTCCGGGGAGTACTCCACTGTTGGTAACGCCTTATGGGATGCCAGGATGTCTGAGGCCATGAATGTGGTGTGTGACCGAGAAGGACGACCCATTTGTAAGCTGCATGGTCTCCGTATGTTGAACCCAAAGGTCTTCACACGCTTTCCTTTCGCCTCTGCTGATTCCACCAATATTGGGCGGAACGTGGGGATCGATAGTAAGTGGAAGGGGACCTACACCCCACCCACCAAAGAAGTACGAGCTCGTGTAATGCGGGAGCGTATTGAGTCCCACCAAAGCCTGACGTTTTGGGAACGACCTAGCCAAAAGGAACTTTATGTCTGAACTGATCACCTGTTGGCCTGATGGACTCCAAACGGTCCTTGAGATCCATGAGGACGGGACTGTGTATATCGAGCAGGACAGTTACGCGAAGGGTGGGTGTTATGACGCTGTTGAACTGGACCGTGCTGCTGCCCATGCGCTCTATAGGGCCCTGAAGAACCGTTTCGAAAACTAAAAAGGAATCTATGCGTACTACCCTGTTCGACCTGGAGTGCAATGGCCTCCTCCATGAAGTAACCAAGATCCATTGCATCTCCGTGAAGGATGTCGAGACAAGCGGGGTAATGCGCTTTGGTCCTGATGAGATTGAGGAAGGGGTTCTTTACCTTCAAGCTGCAGCACAGACAGGCACCCTCGCTGGTCACAACATCATCAACTTCGACATCCCTGTCATCCAGAAGCTTTACCCGAGCTTCGCTGTGGACCGCAAGAAGGTCTATGACACCCTGGTCATCTCACGCCTCTTCTTCCCTGATCTAGTCACCCGCGATGGTGGACACATCAAGGCCGGAAGGCTCCCTAGCAAGAAGGTTGGCTCCCACTCCCTGGAAGCCTGGGGGTACCGCTTGGGTCTCCAGAAGGGTGAATACTCTACGGACTTCAAGAACGGATGGATCGAGGCTCACGGCTGCGACCCCTGGCACGAGTACCTTGAGACCCTTACGCCCAAACAGGTCGAGAAGGCTGACCGAGAGGCTTGGCTGGCAGCGTGGGGTCGGGAGAACTACCCCGAGGGTCTTGAGTGGGCTGAGTATTCCGAAGAGATGGGTGATTACTGCGACCTCGACGTTGAAGTCACTGCTGCCCTGTACGAGCACTTCTCCAAGATGGAGTACTCGCGGCAAGCCATTGAGATTGAGCATGAGGTTCGTTGGTTCTGTTCGATGATGGAACGTAGCGGCTGGCCCTTCAACACCAAGGCTGCCGTGGAACTCTATTCGAAGCTCGCAGTGGAACGCGATGCTATCCGTCAGCAGATGCTAGACACCTTCCCGCCTCTGGTAATCGAAAGGTTCTCCGAGAAAACCGGGAAGAGACTGAAGGACAAGATCGTAGAGTTCAATCCTGGTAGTCGGGACCAGATAGCCCAACGGTTGATCGTCAAGTACGGCTGGGAGCCCAATGTCTTCACGGACGGTGGGAAGCCCCAGGTAGACGAAACGGTCCTAGAGAAACTTGATTACCCCGAGGCCAAAATCCTCGCTCACTACTTCCTACTCGAGAAACGAATTGGGCAGCTTTCAGAAGGTAACCAGTCCTGGCTCAAGCATGAGCGTAATGGGCACATCCACCACTCCATCAACACTAACGGGGCGGTTACAGGCCGCTGCACTCACTCGTGGCCCAACGTTGCCCAAGTACCTACAGTGCGAGCTATGTGGGGCAAAGAGTGCCGAGGGCTTTGGGGTGTGCGCCCAGGATTCCGACAAGTTGGAGTGGATCTATCCGGGATCGA